ACTAGCCATCCATCGATAATGAATTAACTTTTCTCTTGTTACTGCAATGCTTTTGTTGTCAGCATTCTCTAATTCAGTAATCATCTTATCAAGATATGTTTGAGCTGCTATCTTACGAGCAGTCAGTATCTTGTCCGCAAATTCCTTATCGGATCTGATCCAGTCGTAAACTTTAGATAAGCTTGGCGCATCTTTGTTTTGGCAAATGGTAGTTAAAGGAGTACCATTCATCAACATACGCTCAATATCGTCAGCTATCTGTACTGTTAATTCTAGTTTTTTGGTCATTATTATTCTGTTTTAAATTCAGTAATGCTTTCGCTTTACCTTCAGGTGTTTTAGGTCCTGTACTCCAGCCACCATGCATTCTGCATCTAATGTTACCATTCTTCATCAATATTCCAGAAGCCTTACAAGGAAGTTTATTCTGTTTATTAATTGTCTGACATTGCAGTCTGTATTTGTGTCTTGCAGCCATAAACGGTTTTAGGATTAAAAAAAAAAGAGAAAAAAAAATTATACTTTTTAAATCCGTTCTAGTACGGTTTTAAGTACAAGCTCCATAGTTATGATTATAATACGCCTGGATAGATAATCCATTAATATATTTTAATTTTATTTATAGGAGAGATATTTTTTTTAAAAAGATTTTAAGAATATCAAATTAAGTACAATATTCTGTTAAGTTTGCAATACTTTTTATTATTTATTTTAATTTTATTACACAACTTACTTAGGACTTTCTCATATCTATTTTTGACTTGGTGTCTTGTAAAACCATAATGCTTTGCAATCTGTGTCCACTTAAAACGTTGTGCTTTCATCCAAATTATTTGTCTATCAAGAATAGGATCTTCTGATATGTCTTGCTCAATGCTGGTTAAACATTCTATAGCAAACTCCCATCTAGTTATTTGTTTTGGTGTAGCTCTAAGTTTTAGTAATTTCTTTTCGTAGTAAGCCCAGTCTCCTTGCATATACGTTGTCTCTAACAGATTATACATACTAGCAGCCATAGGCGGTTTTGGACCAGATAAAAATCTTTCAGTTCTTGCAGCTTCGTCTATTAAGTTAATAATATTAGATAACGCAAAGACTTCTTTTTGTATTTGTAACTCAGCTGTCATAGTTACCGTTTTGATAAGTATAAATATTTTGTTTTACTTTGTTAAAACCTTTGTTGGAATAGTTCTTGGTAAACCTTATGCTTTCAAGAAAAGCTTTGTATCTTGGCATATCAAAGTAAGTAAAATTATTATGTGTAATCAGCGGTTTGTAATCTATATTTAAAAGCGCCAGGCGTTGCAGAGCTTCTTTTATTTTTGGCAATGGAACAATCATGTGGTCCGCACAATCAATCATTCTTACATACGGAGTTAATCTTTTAAGATCATAGTTCTTGCAAAGATAAGAATATAATTTGAAATCAAATGCTGACATTTTAAGATCAAATATTTTAGGATCACTTATATAGAATTGACGCAAATGCTTTCCTCCTGTTGGCTCTCTGATCTTCGTTTAATTTTTTTTTGAATAATTCTTTGTTTGGACAATCTGGATAATGTTTAACTTGCTGGTATTCCAGGAACTGTAGCCATTCATCAGGATCTAGCATTACTGGCTCTGATGCAAAACCATCCTTATAATCTGGAGCTATCTTTTTGACGTGCAGATGGATCATCATCTCTCCAACAAGCTGATACCAAACGATATATGCTGGTATTCCAGCCATTTCTGCTAGTTTTTTGGTTACTTTGTGTTTTTTATTCCAACCTTGACCATTATTGAATACAGTTTCGGCTAAAAACAACGGTTTTGAGCAAGAATTGCACGTTGACACCTGATCGATGTCCGAAAATCCAAGTAAATTGTGTTGTTGGCGATGCCACGAACTATAACCAGAGAACTTAACTCCTTTAAAATAGACCTTTTTAACCATAAAAACCTCAATAAACGAGTAAAATAGATAAACAAGAGAAATCTTTGCTTATCCACAAATTAAAGTTGCAAGTATGCAAGTTTTTTCATATAAGCCTATATATGAATTTAAAAGATATATTTGATCCAAAACTACCAAAAGGATTAACAAATAGAAATCTTTACTCAACATTCCATGACACCAGAGAAATTCCAAAAATCGAAATGGTTTTGCAAAAAGATGAAATCAGAGCGGAAGTAGAATTTAAATTTTATTACGACAAAAGAAAAAATAAACAAGTCGATAAAAAAGAAATCATTACAAGAAATATTAGTGGACCTTCTGAAGAAGTATATTCAGTTGCTGCCAAACTAGCGTCAAGAATTAGTCTAACTTTATCTGGAAGATTTAATGAAGAGTGGCAAAGAACGATGACACATTTATTAAATAAGCCAAGTGAAAATAAATCAATGTTAAACTTAGGTGTTTATAAACATGCTAGTTATGACATCTATGATATTTCTTCTCCAGCTTATCTATTAAATAAAAAACTTTCTGAAAGTGATATTAAACAAAAAGATTTAGCTTATCTTGCTGGTGTTGATGAAACTACTTTGTGGAGACACCTAAAAGGTACTGCAGATATTTCAAGAGATGCAGCAATTAAATATGCAAAAGTTTTAGGATGTGATCCAGCAGAAATTCTTTTTAATGATTTAATGGTTACAGTCTGGGGATCTACTGACACTACTGAACAATCATCACATAACAGACTTCAAGTTTTTGCTTCTGAGATAGTTCCTGATGCAACTTTACCAGATGTAAAATGTCCAAGAGAAATATATAGACCAGATGTAAGAGCAATAAAATTTAATTCAAATTCTCATTTAGATGATCATGTTGCTTTTTATTATAACTCAAGTGAGCCAGTTGTTTTTGAAGATCAATTAGTTGTAGTTGGTACGAAATTAAAAAACTTTCATGATGCCGAAATTAGAGATAGATTTTTTATTGGTGTTTATAAAAAAAATAAAAATGGAAAGACAGTTGATATTCATACAATAGATCCAGAAGCAATAGATGTTTCAGGAATTACTCCTGATGAAGATTTTAATTCTTTTGATGATGTGGTTGCATTAGAGGAAAGTATGAAAGTTGTTATTGATGATATTACTCCAACATTTGTTGCACCAGTTGTTTCAATAATTGATAATTCTAAAATTTATAATCCATACAAAAAAGAAATTTTAAAAGCTTACGAAGAACTATACACAGCTAGTAGAAAAGAAGATAAAAAAGCTATCGATCAGCATTCATCTGCAAAAATTTTACAAGAAATAAAAGAGAGATTAAAAGATCACGACATAGATGATTATCACGAAATAGTAGAAGATAAAAAAATTGCAGCTTTAATCGAAGCAGATAAAAAATTACAGTCAGTAATTAGTAAAGCAACTTACGGTCCAGCAAAAGTAGAAAAGAAAATTAACATTAAAGATGAAGCAAAAAAAATAGCTGTTGAGCTATCTCAAAAAGAAGATGAAATAGTTAGAGAAGCTTACGATAGATTAATGGATCAATATGAAATACCAGGACCTAGCGATGAGGATTATCAAAACAATGCCTAGAAAAGCTAAAGCAAAATCAGCTAAAATTGTTGAGTTTCAAAAACCAAAGATCTCTAAAAATATTACTTTAGATAAGCTTCCCAATGGAGAATTAATTACATCACTAGAACACTATAAAACTAGAGATTATGAGCGTATGTTTACAATAGATGATGTTCTTTTATTAATTCCAAAGGATCTTAAAAAGCGTACTTGGGCTAACTGGAGAGAACTAAATAATGCACCAGGTGTTCTTAGAGAAGATAAACTTGGACCTGAATATGTAATTAGAGGCAAAAAAATTTACAGAATAAAATTAATTTGGATCTTGAGATACTTAAAAGGTCTAAGCTGGGAAAAAGAAGTTCAGGTGCAAGTAAGTGCAACGCAAAGCGATGAGATACAATTAAGATCATCTTCAAGCATATAAGTTCAATCAAATACAATCTAAATCATACATAGGCAAGACTGACAATCAGATTATCAAATCTGTTTTATTGTTCGTCTATGATTTTAAAAACAAATAAACTTATAGATCCGTTAGAAACTTTACAACAAGACGGATTTCAAAAATTAAATGAACTTCTAAAAATTAATCATCACTCCCCCACTTCAAGCTCAATGCCTGAAGGTGTTTACGCATTCAGATATTTATTTTCTACTCAAGAACAGAGAAGAGAATTTGAT